TGGCAAGGTGGGTGCGAACATGGTATGACGTTGCAATTGACTAAACTGAAATTTAGGAGGGATAGTATGAGTGAAATCATTCAGACATTAAGCAAAGTGAAGAACTACAACAGCCAGAAGATGAGCGAGATTGAATTACTTCCGTGCCCGTTCTGCGGTGGAAAAGCTGAAGTAAGAGCAACAAAAAGATTAGTTTTTAACGGAAAATACATGGGTACGGTGCATTATGTTGTAGGATGTATCGATACAAAATGCATTGGAAGAATCCAGAGGAGATACAACTCGATAGAAGAAGCAATCGACGCATGGAGCACACGCAAGACGATCCATAGGATTGTGGAGCAGTTGGAAAAAGAAAAGGAGTGATTTTTCTTGAAACGAAGCACAGACAGACGCTGGAGTCCAGCAGAGATCCGGCAGAACCAGAAAGAACACTATGCCGGGATGGCAGAGCATCCACCGGATCGGAAAGCCAGTGCGGACTTCCACCGTCCGGCATACCCGAATTATACAGTGGAGGATGCACTGAAAAAGTGGGGAGTGGATACGAAGAAGGGAGTGGATGCAGGTGGAGCGGAACATTGATGGCTATGTCAGGCTTGCCCATGCGATCGTGGAAAAAGCTGGGAAAGACTACCGGGCAGTCCTGAAAAGGCTGAAGAGGAATCCCGAAGACAGTCAGGCACAGTGGGAAAAGATGAACATTGAAAGATTCTTTCGGAGGGATGCCGGAGCATATATGGACGTTGACGGTGATTACATTATAGACAGGATACGGAAGGAAGTGGACAAGGATGAAAGGCTTACTAAGGCGATACAAAAAGCGAAAGAAAGAACTGCTGACTCTTGAGCAGTCACTGGAACGGCTGTATGACCGTCTTGAGAGCGTTCCGACCGTATCGGGGAAGGTGGAAAAATCCGGGGATGACTTTCCATACATCCGGGAGCATATCAGTGTGGAAGTGCCGGAGCCAGCAGAAGCGACACGGATCAAGCTGCGGATCAGCGAAAAAGAACGGCAGAAGACAGCCGTACTGGCAGAACTGGATACCGTAGAATCTTACATAGCCGGACTTCCGGAAGGACTGGAAAGAACAATACTGGAATCCATATATCTCGACGACATGACGCAAGAAGAGGTGGCGAGGATGACGGGATATAGCAGGAGCAGAATTGCACAGATAGTTGGAAGTCTTATAAAAGATTAACATTATTAACATTTTGAATATGTTATAGTTAGAATGCAAGAAGTGAAAAGCTTCTTGGGATACTTTCGACGAATCATCCCCGTACAAAGGCACCTGCACAATAATGTGTGGGTGTTTTTCTGTATGCAGGGAGATATGAGGTGGTGAAATGATTGCGAGATCCGAAAAGATATGAAAATTTAGAACGTATGGTATTTGATGGTGTGGGCGAGTATGGGATACCTACACTTAAGCCAGTAGATTTTGATGGAGATACAGAGTTTATTCCATTCAATTTTGCAGCAACAAGTAAGGATAGAGAAAAGAAAAGCATTCATTTCTTTATTGACGACTATCAATTTATAAGATTATGGAATGATCCGGATAGATATATACCGATGCTTCAGCAGTTTCAGTACGTATTTACTCCGGATTTTAGTCTTTATACAGATTTTCCGAAAGCTGTTCAGATCTTTAATCATTACCGAAAGCATTGGATTGGTGCTTATATGCAGATGTACGGGGTAAAAGTGATCCCAACGATCGCATGGAGTACAGAGGATTCATATTCCTGGTGCTTTGATGGAGAGCCCACAGGAGGCACGGTGGCAGTATCCAGTGTGGGGTGCATGCAAAATAAAAAGAGCCGGGAACTATTTCTTGCCGGATACAAAGAAATGGTTAAGAAGTTGCATCCGACTAAGATTATATTTTACGGGCAGATCCCGGAAGAGTGTACGGGGAACATTGTACGAATAAAGGCATTTCAGGAAAAATTTAAGGAGGCATCGTGTGATGGGTGGTAGAGGAAGTAAATCTGGTGGCGGCGGAGGTGGAAGTGGTGTTGATGTAACGCACAACGGAGAGACTACAAGGTATTATTTTTCCGAGAAAAACGGAATGAATTATTATCAGCGGGGAGTGGGAGGAACGCCACAGCCTACTC